AGCCGGTGTTCCAATCTTAACAATGAAAAAAGAATATCGTAAAATAATCAAACCCAAGAACGATTGGTTTCTTTCGTTGGATTATAATGGCGCCGAATTGAGAACATTGCTAGCACTTATGGGTGAGGAGCAACCAGACTATGACATTCACATGTGGAACGCTAAAAACGTGTTTTCGGGATTTTTATCTCGCGAAGAGGCAAAGGAAAAGTTTTTTGCATGGCTCTATAACCCAAAATCGGATGCTATAGAACATTCAATATATGATCGAGAAAAGGTCTTGGAAAAGTACTATATAAAGGACACCGTTAACACACCCATGGGCAGGGCTATCGAGGTTGATGAGCGCAAAGCACTAAACTATCTTATCCAAAGCACCACAGCAGACATCGTCCTAGATCGCGCTGTTGCTATTGATAAATTTTTGCATGGCAAGAAATCTTGTGTTTCTCATATTGTACATGATGAGGTGGTTGTAGATTTGGACGACAGTGAACGCGAATTGGTTCCTGAAATTAAAGAAATTTTTGAAAATAACAAGATTGATAAATTTTTGTGTAATTTAAACGCCGGCCAAAATTATTATAATCTGAAGGGGCTTTCGTTATGATTTCAATGATGGGTATTGGTACCGCCGGCGAAAATGTTGTTGAGCAATTTCGCAACAATAAAGAATACAACGTATACATTCTTTCCGACAATGTAGCCAAAAGTTCAAAATATAAATATAAAATTAAAAATCATGAAAATATCGAAGATTATGACGAACCGAAACCAAAGCTCAAAAAATTTCTTAGCACAGTTGATGAACATGTGCAGGTTTTCTTGTGTGGTTCAGGACGAACAGCCAACGCTGCATTATCAATCCTTCAACACATAAAGGATAAGAAAATCGATATTTTCTATATTCAACCAGATACAGATTTACTAATTGGGATTCCCAAAATGCAGGAAAGGGCCATATTTGGCATTCTACAGGAATATGCTCGTTCCGGTTTGTTCAATTCTTTTACAATTTTTAGCAATTGTGAAATCGAGAAAACAATTGGCTCAATACCCATCAAAAAGTACTTTGATACTATTAATCAAACTATTTATTACAGTGTGCATTATAAAAATTTATTTGACCACACAAACCCTGTTATCGGTAATTTAACAATGCCATCGGAGATACAAAGAATACGCTCTATTGGAAGAATTAACCCTCGCACTCTCGAAGAAAATTGGTATTTTGAGCTTGACAACTCTCGCGACGTGTGTTATTATATATGCGTATCGAGTGATAAGTTAGAGAACGACGGAGATCTACACAGCACTATTATTAAACATTTAAAAAATAAACCTCGAAATGCGTTCAAGAATGTTACATACGCAATTTATGAATCGCCTTTCGAATCAGACTTTGGGTTTTGCGTTGCCCATACCAACGTAATTCAACAAAAAACTCTTGACAAGCTAGAGCAAGAGTGATACATTAGATGCCAAGGAACGCTTGGTATACTTTAGACATCAAAAAAGGAGAAAAAACATGTCAATCAATATGGAACTAATGAAACAAAAACTCGCCGCATTGCGTGGTGAGGGAACAAGAGATAACGGCCCTTCTATTTGGTTTAAGCCAGATGAAGGCGACCAAGATATTCGGATCGTGCCGACTGCTGACGGCGATCCGCTTAAGGAAATGTACTTCCACTATAACGTGGGAGAACACAAAGGCGGCATCCTGTGCCCGAAGCGTAACTTCGGTGAGAGATGCCCTGTATGCGATTTCGCGTCTGCATTATGGCGCGAGGGCACCGAGAAGAACGACGACGAAAGCAAGAAGCTGGCTAAGTCACTTTTTGTACGTCAACGTTACTTCTCACCGGTCGTGGTCCGCGGTCGCGAGGAAGAGGGAATCAAGGTATATGGATATGGTAAGACAGCCTATGAGTTGTTGCTGGGCTATATTCTTGATCCAGAATATGGCGATATTACTGATACTGTTGAAGGTACTGATATTACCCTTACTTATACTAAGCCAACGCGCCCCGGAGCATACCCACAGACCAATATGAAGATGCGTCGAAACACTAGCCCCCTCCTAAGTGACGAAGACGCACTTCCCGGGCTTCTTCAAAATATGCCCGATTTTGATAGTTTGTTTGAGCGCCTGTCGCCCGAACAAGTTGATGCCATTCTTGACGAACAATTGTCGTCTGATTCCTCTGCCGAGGGTCGTTCACGTCAAACTGAGTCATATGGCAAGAAAAATGAAGCCAGCGATGTTGACAAGGCATTTGATGAATTGATGGCCGGTTGACAAACTAAAGCCGATCCGCCCCGGTTACAATAGGGCGCCGTTTTAATCTGAAACATAGAAGGAGTATTATTATGTTAGATTGGTTAAAGTCCGTATGGGCTAGATGGAAAGTGCAGGTAAGTTTTGTTGGAGGTGCCCTTGTGGTAGCCACCACTTACGGAACATGTACGGTCGATCCACCCTCTGTATCAGAGGCTACAACGACAACTGAGGAGACAATCACTGTATTGCCTACTGCCTCAACTACAACTACGGACGATGCCGCTAGCGGCACCACCGAAGAAGCTACTACAACTGAAGAAGCTTCAGGCGAAGAAGCCGCCGAAACTACAACTACTGAATAGTATAAAAAGCCGCTGGCAGACCGGTGTAAAGTCTGCCGCTTTAAGGAGACAATAAAATGAGATTCGTTCTACCAGTTCTTGCTGCTAGCCTTTTTATGGGTTGTGGTGATAAGGACGAGGACACCGCGGAAGATACCGCAGACTCTGTTGACACTGCAGCAGAGTGAAAAAAGCCGCTGGCAGACCGGTTATAGTCTGCCGCTTTCTGCAACCTCTTTACTAACATACTTGTAAAGACTATGCACATCAACCAAAGGAGATAAGATGAAAAGAAAGATAACCAGCACCGCACAGAATGTGTCGGTACAAGATGTTGTAAGAGATTACAACGATAAAAAAATGGCCGTTCCAAAAAACTTTCAGCGACGTGAAGTTTGGCAAAAGAAAACCGTAAACGATTATATCGAATCTGTTAGTGAGGGCACAGCCGTATCCGGCATCATTGTTGCTGATATTGTGAGCGGCATTGAGGCTTCTGAAGCCCATAGCGATCTTCGCGGTGCAGAATGGTATAGAAAACTGCACCTTGAGGGAAAGCGCTCAGTCAATGAAGACGGACAGAACCGCCTGCGCAAAGGCTTGATGGAGTTTGTTAACAACGAAACCACCTTTACTGGTACTTTGTATAATTTAAATTTCGAACCGCGCCAGTTTGTGAATGTGAAGTTTGAAAAATTGCCAGTTGATTTCCAACAAGCATTTTTACATAGCACAGTCCTTATTGTTACTATCAGAAATGCGCCGTTCAACAAGCTTCCTTCAATTTTTCGAAAATTGAACGCCGGAGATCCACTCAATAGAACAGAGATGCGACAGTCGTATCAGACCGACATTTCAGATTGGATTCGAAGTCATTGCGAGGGCACCTATGCTGAAATGTGGCCACGCTTTAGTGGCTGTTCTGAGCAGTCAATCCGTCGTATGCGAGATATCGAATGGTTTACACAGGCATTTATGACATGCAATGCACACACCAGCGATCGATTTTTTAGAGATGATGATATGGATTGGTTTTATAAGATAGGCGAAGACAAGCCGATGTCAAAGGTGGTCGAATACGACTCAGCAGAGCGCTCGCGATTCATCAGCATTCTTGAAACAATCAGAAAGACGGTCGAACAGCAACAGGCTGTACCCGCCTCCAAGAGAATTCCTCAAAGAACATTTTGGGCACTACTCACGATTGCTGAGCACTTCTACGATTGTAATGGAAAGTATACGATTCACAGCTACGATCAGTTTTATCGGGATGTGCAGGGGATCGACGCGCGCCTAGTTAATGACTCTAAGCATGAGCAATCAAAAGATCTCAAAATCGCTAAGGCCAAAAATCCACATCTTTCTGATGATGAGATCAGTGCAATGGCTCCTGATAACAATTATTACTTTATGCAGTGCCGCCGTATGGAGGCACCCATCCACCGTGATAATCGTAAAGCAACACTCATTGATGAAACAATGTCTATGATTAAGAGCGGACAATTTCTATCTATTGTCGCACCGGTAGCAATGGCGAGCAAGTAATGAAAACGCCGTTAAGATATCCCGGTGGTAAATCACGGGCTGTCGAAACACTCATGAGTTTCGTTCCCGAGGATTGTGGTGAGATCTGCTCACCCTTTCTCGGGGGCGGCTCGTTTGAGTTGGCTTTGGCAGAAAAAGGAATTAAAGTCCATGCGTACGATGCGTTTAAGCCGATTATATGGTTTTGGGATGCAATCTTAAAAGATCCTGACAAGCTCGCGACCATGGCCAACTTGTATCGTCGAAAGAAAACATACAAGTACACGAAGCCCGGCGCCGACAAAGATGGCAACCCGCTTTC